GGTTACACGTCTACCCCATCTGTTGCTATCACTGGCGGCGGTGGTACTGGCGCAACGGCCGTTGCTAACGCAATCGTCCAGGGTGGCCTTGGCTACACTTCTGTTCCGTCGATCACAATCGGCGCACCTCAGAACGGTGGCACGCAGGCCCACGGAACTGTCGTCATGGGTGTTGGCGCTGTTAACATCACGAACGGTGGTACCGGTTACGTTTCGCCAACAGTCGTCTTCTCTGCTCCGCCAACGGGCACGACTGCAACTGGTACGGTTCAGATGAACGCGGGTGTCATCACTGGCGTCACGATCACGTCTCCAGGCTCTGGTTACGTTACACCGCCAACGGCAACCATCACTGGTTCGCCAGGCACGGGTGTTGTTGCAAACGTCACGCTCAAGATCGTCTCCGTCACGGTTGACGACACTGGCTCCGAGTACTCAATCGCTCCTTCTATTGTCTTTGGCGCTCCACCTTCGGTACCAGGCAACGTCCGTGCAACGGGTCACACGACTCTGGGCTCTGACGGCACGCCTTCGGATTGGGGTACGGCACTGCTTGTCAGCGGCGTCCCATCTGATTACGGCACGCTGGTCGGTGACACCACACCAGTTGCAACTCCAGGTTACGTCACTGTACCTCTGCTTGGTGGTGTTGATTCCCAAAATATCGGCGCTGACGAGATCATCAACGGTCTGGCACTCTTCCAGAACAAGGAAGCTGTCGACGTTGGTCTTCTGTTCCTCGGCCAGGCTGGTGGTGAAGCTAACCACACCGCAGTTGTCCAGTGGGCAATCGACAATGTCGCTGAAGATCGTAAGGATCTGGTGGCGTTCTTCTCGCCAACGCAGGCCGATGTCACGAACTTGACGATCGACCAGGCAACCACGAACGTCGTCAACCGTCGTAACACAATCGGTCGCTCGTCTTCGTACGCTGTCATGGACTCCGGTTGGAAGCTGATGTACGACGTCTTCAACGACAAGTACCGTTGGGTTCCGCTGAACGGCGACATCGCTGGTCTGTGCGCCCAGGTTGATCAGACGAACGACCCATGGTGGTCGCCAGCAGGCTACAACCGTGGCAACGTGAAGAACGTTGTTTCGCTGGCCTACAACCCGAACAAGACGGCACGTGACTCGCTGTACAAGATCGGCATCAACCCAGTTGTCACCTTCCAGACGGACGGAACGGTCCTCTACGGTGACAAGACGCTTCTGGGTAAGCAGTCGGCATTCAGCCAGATCGGTATCCGCCGTCTGTTCATCACGCTTCGTAAGGCGATCTCGAACGCTGCTAAGTACTTCCTGTTCGAGTTCAACGACGCGTTCACGCAGGCACAGTTTGTCTCGATGGTCACGCCTTACCTGCAGCAGGTCAAGGGCCGCCGTGGTATGAACGACTTCAAGGTCGTTTGCGACGGCACCGTCAACACGCCTCAGGTGGTTATGTCTGGCGAGTTCATCGGCAACATCTTCATCAAGCCGAACTACTCGATCCAGTGGATCCAGCTGAACTTCGTCGCCGTTCGTCAGGACGTCGATTTCAACGAAGTCACAGGCGTCGCGCTCTAAAACAAGAAACTCGCCCGGAACAATGGGCCTATACTTGAGGGGCGACGGTCCCTCCCGAAGCCGGGGCAACCCGGCTTCTTTTTGACTCTAAATACTGCACCAAGGAGTATTCTCATGAAGTCATTCACCGAGTATCTGACAGAAACAACAAGCACGACGCCTCCCCCACAGACAGGCGATATCGAAGGTCCGATGAAGGATTGGGCTCAGGATAAGCTGGCAAGCAAGATGCAGTGGCACCTGGACCAGATCGGACTGCTCGATATCTATGCTGACAAGGAGAGGCTCGACTTCCACAATCAGCAGATTGGCGAGATTCGCAAGTACATGCAGTGAGATTGTAGTGATGATGATTGATGTTGGCGACAAGGTCGTAGAGCGATCGTTTCACAAAGACGACCCGCATATTTCGGTCTTCGAAGATTTCCTCTCCCGAAAGGAGTGTGATTTCCTCTGCCAAATGGCTGAACCAAGGCTGCAACCTTCCCAAGTTTGGGATCGTGAGACTGCGGGTTCGAAGCCATCTAACGTCCGCACATCTCATGGCGTCTTTCTGAAGTACGGCGAGAACATGTTGATCCGTTGCATCGAGAACCGGTTGCAGCAGCTGACCAGGATGAGGTCTACACATGGAGAAGACCTGCACATACTGAGGTATGAACCCGGTCAGGAGTACAAACCGCATCACGATTACTTTGAGCTGAAGGATCCAGGCGCAAAATTCGCCCTCAACAAAGGCGGTCAGAGAATCGTGACCGTGATCATGTACTTGAAGGAACCAGTTGAGGGAGGAGAAACACAATTCCTCGACATTGGCATCACTGTCACACCGAAGTTGGGGAGTGCGTTGCTATTCGCATACCCAAACGAGGACAAGAGATTGAGGCACGCAGGCCTGCCTGTTATCAAAGGCCAGAAATGGATCGCCACCAAGTGGTTGCGAGAGAACGAAATTCTAGACCGAGGTTAACACATGCGCACCTTCCAAGAATTCCTCACAGAGAGTGTCAATTTCCGAAAGGGTGACCATGTACACCAGATCTTTCAGGGAGCTACATCTGGTTTGGTCCGAGGCGGTCATAATCCTGCGAACTACAAGCATGGTGAAGTTGTGCACCACTCTGCTACACATGTGAAAGTTCGTTGGGAAGATGGTACGCACACGACCCATAAACAGTCGGATGGTATTGAACGCGGTGTACACGGATACGACGGCCACAAGGCTATCCATCACAACAAGACCCTTGACCCGAAGTCGAAGCCGATGACAAACTCTGATCACAAGCGGCACCTGATCAAGATGCACGCCAAGGACCAGTGATCCTAAATACCCCATACAAATACTGACGCCAGAAATCTTGTGATCGGCGGCACATAATACATCAGGAGAATAACTCATGGCAGTTGCAACTTCCGTACAAGACTTTCTGGCTCAGTTCCAGTACGGCGGTCTTCGTCCGAACCGTTACCAGGTCATCCTCACCTTCCCGGGTGACGTCTCCGCGGTGATGGGTGGTACGTCCGTCGCGCAGAAGATTTCATTCACCTGTAAGGCTGCGAATATTCCAGCGTCTTCGCTTGGAGTCGTTCAGGTCCCTTACATGGGTCGTCAGATCAAGCTCGCCGGCGACAAGGTATTCGATGACTGGAACGTTTCGATCTTGCTCGACAACGACCTTGTTGGTCGTCACGTCTTTGAGCGTTGGCACGACCAGATTCTGTCGTTCGACGGCAACGTCGCGACCGAGAATTTCGTGAACCCGGTCAACTACTTCGCGACCGCGACGGTTCAGTTGCTCGACCGTGCTGACAATCCTCTCGACACCTACACGATTGAGTCCATGTGGCCAGTCGCCGTTTCCGATATCACTCTTGGCTACGACCAGAATGACACGGTTTCGGAGCAGCAGGTTTCGTTCGCCGTGAACGGTTGGAGGAACTCCGTCACGACATAACGCTTACCAGGCGCGTACGAGAAGAAGCCCGCTTCGGCGGGTTTCTTTTTGAGTCTTAAATACAGAATCAAGAAGGTACACAGGACCGTAATGATGAGTTGGCTTGATAACCTACAAGAGATGTTTGGCTTCCAACAGAAGAAGCCAAAGTCTGTGGAGCAGGAAACATTCACGCTTGAGCGTGAAGAATTCTCTGATGGCCTAGCAATCGAGATTGGCGCCGGTGGCATCAATCAACAGTTGACCTATGAGCAGACGCAAGTCCCAGCTGATGAAAAGCAGCTGATTGAAACGTTCCGTCAGATGGCTCAGAGCTCAGACGTCGACTTGGCCTTGAACGAAATTCGGAATGAAATCTTCATCTATGACATTCCTGGTGAGCGCGCGTTTGATATTGCATTCTCCGAGGAAGAGGGTAAGGACGTCCCGTCCAAGGCTATCCAGAAGAAAATCATTGAGACATTTCGCGAGTTGTATGAGATCATTGATTTCAGGAACCGCGGACCTCAGTACTTCGATGAGTGGTACGTCAACGGAAAGTTGTACCTTCAGAAAGTTGTTGACCCAGACAGCACAGAAGACGGCATCAACAGTGTCGTTATCGTCGACCCTCTGAAGATCAGGAAGGTCCGTCTGCTGCCGAAGCCGAATCTCGACGGCACGATTGACAAGAGCCAAATCAAAGAGCTCTATGTCTTCTCCAACCTGTTTTCTACGCCAAATGGCACCTATTCTCCGATTCAGGATATCACTTTCGGAACTCAGGTCCAGGGCCTGAAGATCGAACCTGATTCAATCTGCTACATCGATTCGGGCAACTACGACTACTCAATGGGTAGGTACGTCGGATACCTGAAGAAGGCAATCCTCCCGTACAACAACCTGCGAATGATGGAAGACGCGATGTTGATCTTCCGCGTCGTCCGTGCTCCAATGCGCCGAGTCTTCTACATCGACGTCGGTGCTCTGCAGAAGAACAAGGCCGAAGAGTACCTGAAGTCGATGATGAATCGCTTCAAGGTCAAGATGGTCTACGACACCAAGACAGGAGCTCTGTCTGATCGTCGTAACATCCAGTCGATGATGGAAGATTACTGGCTGCCGCGTCGTGATAATGGCAAGGCTACCGAAGTCTCCAACTTGGACGGCCAGGACTCGAACAATGTTCTCGAGGAAGTCAACTACTACCGTCGCAAGCTCTACGAAGCTCTGAACGTTCCAATTTCTCGCTTCTCTGAGAACCCAGCGCCATTCGTATTTGGCCGTGGCATCGAGATCCAGCGCGACGAGTACCGATACAAGAAGTTCCTGGACAAGCTGCGTGGCAAGTTCATGCAGATCTGGGACGACTTGCTCCGTACACAGCTGATCCTCAAGAAGGTCATCCAGCCAGAAGATTGGCCAGCTATCCGACGCTACTTCTTCTGGAACTTTGCAGAAGACAATGCGTTCGTGGAGCTCAAGGAATCAGAGCTTCTCAACTCCCGACTCGGAATCCTCGCACAGATGGATCCATTTGTGGGCAAGTACTTCTCCAAGGAGTATGTCCGCCGTAAGGTCCTGCGTCAGGATGAGGACGAGATGGAAGCTGAAGATGAGATCATGGACAAGGAAGCGGAAGATGCTCCACCACTCGAGCAGCAGCAGTTCGACCACCAAGGCCGAATGAACGACCTCGAGTTCGATCATACCCAGAAGATGAACGACATCACTCAAGACACAGCGAAAGCTGGCGCCGAAACAGCTAAGGTCGGCGTTGACATGGCAAAGGCAAAGGTCCAAAATGTCAAGAAGCACGGAAACTCAGGTGGGCCACAACCAAAGAAGCCAGCCGCTAAATCTGGTTGAGCTAGCGGTCCAAGGTCGACAGCAGGAGTTCAACAACGAGTTTCAGGCTCTGTTGATGAAGTACGCTGAGCCTGCGATCGAAGCTGAGGTTGCTGGTATCCCTCAGGACACACTGCTGAAGTATGCAGAAGACCCTGCTGAGGATGAGATCGATGTTGACGAGGACAGCGACGAAGAAGCATCCGTGATCAATCAGATCGAGGCCGCCGCTCAATACCTAGGTGGCTCGATTTGTAATTACGAAGGTGGGGTCGTTGACATCGATGTTGTTGGAATTGACAACGCGAAAGAGTTTGCCAACTTCCTCGACAACTTTCTCCCGGTTGAAGATTACGACTGCTATGAAGTCGTTGAACAGAATTGTCGTTGCCTGAAGGGTGAAAACGGCGAGCATGACCATCCACTCAGTGTCACTGTCGATTCTGAGGGCCATGTTGATTGGAGCACTGTCACCAACGACATGGGCACGTTCCAATTCATGGCCTACTTGTCAGACGACCTCATCGAAGGCGACGATGTTTTGATCGACGGCGATGAAAACATGCCAGATCCTTCAGAAGAGAACGGTGAGATTTTCGAGGTCCAGAAGGTGGTGAAGATCAACTTCAAGGGCAAAAAGATCATTCGCATGAAGTGCCAAAAGGGCTACAAATACGACAGCAGGCAACATGCTTGTGTGAAAAGACAAGAGCATGACCTCTTCCTCCGCCGAAGGAAGGCTCAACTAAATATGCTAAGGCGCGTAGCCTCTAAGGCTGCGATCAAGAAAAAGATCAACCACAAATCCCTGCGGTTTCTCTTGAATCGTAAAAGACTTGGGATTGGCTACTGAGGACCAATAATGGAAACGAATCAAATTGTAGAACTTCTCGAGAAGAACGACGCTCTCGGCTTCACCACATTCATGAAGGATGTCCTTCTAAAGGAACAAGCAGAGCAGCTCGTCGCGATTCCAACGGAAGTTGCTAACAAGCACAAGGCCGAGGAAACAGCTGCTGGCAAGGCCGCAGGTGACGCCACGACCAAGACGACTGCAACTGATCCATCAAAGACCGCGACGCCTCGTATGGCTGATGGCAAGTTGATGGAAGAGACTTTGCAGTTCCACAAGGACGCTGCTGCGAAGGCGCTGTCCGAGTCGAAGACTGCTGAAGCTCTGGAGCACCTGGCCAAGGTCAAGACGCTTGAAGAGGCGATGGAAGTCGTCAACAAGCACAAGGCTGAAGAGACTGCAGCAGGCGAGAAGGCCGGCAACGCAACCTCGAAGACGACTGCTACTGATCCTGGAAAGGATGCAGGTACGCCGGACAAGGTCGAAGGCGCGAAGTGATGGACTTCGAAGACTACCTGATTGAGACCTTCCAGGTCCCTGTCAAGATCAACGCGCCAGGTCACCCGAACCACGGGAAGTCTGGCGTCGTTTCTGGCATCCAAGCCCACAGCGATTCCATCAAGGTGAAGCTGCAGGATGGCACTCACTCCTGGCACAAGCAATCAGAACTGAAAAGCTGATGACGATCGATTTCATCAACTATCTGACTGAGAAATCGGACATGGATTCGAAATCTCATGCAGAGAAAGGCCGGATGGCAGCTACCTTTGCGGACTACCACTCGAAGGCTGGCCACAGATCAGAGGCTGCACACTTTTACAGAGTGGCGGCTGATCACTATGACGAAAGTGACGAGCCTAACCACGGCGCCAAGACAGCTCAGTACAGAGAGCTTGCCGCCAAACACGAGACAAAGGTATGACCAACATGATCGTACTCAACGAGATCATCGAAGACGTTCAAAACGAGATCCTCACTGAGGGTACAGGAACAGCCGCCAAGAAGAAGTATTTCATCGAAGGCATCTGCATCCAGACCAATGTGAAGAATCGTAACGGGCGAATCTACCCGAAAGAAAACGTCATGAACGAAGTCGCTCGGTACATTTCCGAGGACATTCCGAATGGCAAGGCTGTCGGCCAGTTGAACCATCCAGCCGGCGATCCACGAAACGATTACAAGGAAGTTTCCCATCGATTCGTCAAGTTGACTGAATCAGGTGACAACTGGATCGGCAAGGCGCTCGTCACTGACCTGACCCCGAATGGCAGCATCGTCGCTGGCCTGATGGAGGCTGGAGTCAAGATGGGTATCTCTACCCGTGCTGTGGGTTCAGTCAAGCCGAAGAATGGAGCGAAGATCGTTCAGGAAGACTTCCACTTGATTTCCGCCGGCGATATTGTGTCGGACCCATCTGCACCGGACGCTTACCTGACCAACCTCATGGAAGGCAAGGAGTGGGTCTGGGCAAACGGCGTACTCATTGAAAAGGAAGCAGAAATTAGGGCTTTGGTAAATACAGCCGCTAAGAGAAAACAACTGAATGAGGAAGGGTTGAAGAAACTCTTCAACTACATTCTCGATCAGATTTGAGGAGACACAAATGTCTTTGGACCAGAACGAAATCAAGAAGCTCCTGGAAGGCGTCGAACTCGAAGAGGGTGCGGTCACAACGTTGACAGCTCTCGTTGAGAAGGCCCTGACAGCCAAGACCGATTCTATCCGTCTTGAAGAGGGCAAGAAGCTTGAAGAGGCAAACGCCGCTTCAGCTGCCAAGGATGCAGAGATTGCGTCCCTCAAGGAGCAGATGGCAACCATTATCGAGAAGGCTGACGAGTACGGCAAGATGGTCGCCGAGGAAACTCGTAAGGAAGTTTCAGCTCTCGCAGAAGAATACGGCAAGTACGTTCAGCAGGAGACCGCTGGTCGCTTGAACGAGTATGCCAAGTACGCAGTCAGCGAATTCATCAAGGAGCAGAAGGACCAGTTCGTTCAGCTCGATGAATACAACCGCATGAAGCACGCCTTCAATGTTGTGAAGGAGTCGTTCGAGCGTAATGGTTTCCAGGTTGACACCTCGAAGGAATTGACTGAGGCCCGCCAGGAAGTCACTACTGCCAAGGACTCGTTCAACAGCCTGTATAAGGAACTCCAGGAAGCCAAGAAGGAACTGGAGACGGCTCAGCAGACAATCATCTTCAACGAGATGACTGCCGGCCTGACAGACACTCAGAAGGAGCGTATCACGAACCTTTCTGAGAACGTGAAGTTCAACGGCGTGGACGAGTTCCGTTCCGCTCTGAAGTTCATGGTTGAAACCGTCACCAAGGAGCCGAAGGCAGCTACGAAGCCAGCTGGCGCCTTGACAGAGTCACGTAGTGAGCCGGTTGATCCGAACAAGGGTTCTTCTCTGGTTGCCGAAACCCTGAAGTATCTTTGAAACAGCAGTGAATTTTCGTAGAAATAAATAACAGTATCAACAAAACCAATTAGGTACATCAGGAGAATACGATGTCTTCACAAACACTTCTGGAAAAGTGGGAGCCGGTGCTTAAGTCCGATAAGGTCGAAGCGATTACTGACCCACATCGCACAAAGGTCACCGCTCAGCTTCTCGAGAACATGGAGAAGGAGCACGTTCTGTCGGAGTCCGCTAACAGCGTCTCTGGTCTGCAGAACTGGGACCCAATCCTTATGGGCCTCGCTCGTCGTATTGCTCCTAAGCTGATCGCTTATGAGGTCTGCGGCGTTCAGGTCATGACCGCCCCAACCCAGGTCGGCTTCGCTCTGCGTGCCCACTACCAGGGCCACGGCTTCGTCGCTGGCACCAACCCAACGCCGAACACGCAGATTTCTGCTTCGTCCGGTAACGCTGGTACTGTCGCATTTGCGCCAGCAGGCGGCGAAACCCCACAGGGCGGTCCAGAAGCTCTGTTCAACGAAGCTGATGCTTCCTACTCTGGTGACACCACGACTGGCCCTCAGTCTGCTGACAATCCATGGGTTGGTGGTTTCAACTCTCCAACTGGTAAGGCAACCGCTGCCGGCGAAACTGACGCATGGAACGCCGTCGGTGTAACGATCGAGAAGTTCACAGCAACTGCCGTTACTCGTCAGCTGCGTGCGGACTACTCGCTTGAACTCCAGCAGGACATGAAGGCCCAGTGGGGTCTTGATGCCGAGCAGGAGCTGATCTCGATTCTCACGAATCAGATCGCTTCCGAACTCAACCGCGAAGTTGTTCGTAAGATCTACCTCGCAGCTGAGGCTGGCGCTCAGTGGACTGGCATCACCACAGCAGGCACGTTCGACCTGAACGCTGACGCTGATGGTCGTTGGTCGGTCGAGCGTTACAAGGGTCTGGTCTTCGCGATGGAACGTGATGCAAACGCCATCTCGATCCGCACCCGTCGTGGTAAGGGCAACATCATCATCACGTCGCCTGACGTCGCTTCCGCCCTGGCCCTGACCGGCATCCTGGACTACGCTCCAGCGCTGGCACAGGCAACGAACCTGACGGTTGACGTCACGGGAACCACCTTCGCTGGTACGATCGGCCGCTTCAAGGTCTACGTCGATCCATACCTCGCACAGGACGGCTACGTCGTCGGCTTCAAGGGCGCTGACCAGTACGACAACGGCTTCTTCTACTGCCCATACGTTCCGCTGCAGCTGGTTCGTGCAACTGACCCAGTCACGTTCATGCCAGCAATCGGCTTCAAGACGCGTTACGCGATTGTCTCCAATCCGTACACGTCTCTGTCGAACGGCTCCAACGTGTACTACCGCAAGACCAAGGTCACCAACCTGTTCTAATCGACAGGCTGTTCCTGAGAAAGGAACCGGCTTCGGCCGGTTTCTTTTTGGCTGAAATTCGATACAGGACCAAATTCTGCTTTTCCTGCTCCCTTAATCAACATACAATGAGGGCCGACGTACCAAATCCAACAACAGATCCCTGGGAGGGAAGATGTTTGACGTCGAGAAGTTTCGGGCCTTGATGCATGAGATGTCAGAACACTACGGAGTTAGCGGCATCAGGGTAGTGAAGCGACGAAAGGGATACATCACAGCAAAGATCACCAATCCGGCCTCACTGGACACGTGTCAAAGTCTCTTGAACCGCGTCTGCAACCTCTCAGGTTGCTTCAACGAACTGAAGCGGTGCAAAGCCGACTCAGTCACTTTCTCAATCTCCTACTAATCATGAGCGTCTCATGTCGCTGCGGTCGTACCCGTTCGTTACTCGGACGTGACTGTCCTCGCTGTTCTCGTTACCCAACTACGAAGCCTGTGTTCGTTATGAAACCGAAGTTCTTTGACCAGCTCAAAGAGAGCATGGAGCAGGTCGGCTCAATTGTTCAAGACCTTCCCAACGGCCGGTTCCAAATGCAGGTCCATGGAGAAGGCGTCGAGTGGATCGATGTGGGCGCGGATACCGTGAAGAAATGGCCGGACCGAGTATTCCGATGGATCAAGGAGTGACTCCGCCGAAAGAGTACTTGATGATCAGGAATGTGTATGGCAATCGCTGTGCCGAACGTTCCAAGGTCCCGTTGATGAACCACATTGACGAAGGTCTCATGATCCTCAACTCACTCGGTGCTGATGAGGACACAATGAAGGCCTGGTGCTTGCATCCGATCCTACAATCAGACGAAGAGTACACTCAGAATATTGAGCTGTATTGCATGCTCACCAGCCCCTGGGTTCTGGCCCTGACTCTGGAGTATCGATACAGGGCCAACAACCATCTGAGCCATGATAAAGTGGAGCGAATCGGCCAGATTGAACTCAGTACGTTGCCGCAGGTCAACAAGATGTTGATCGCCGACAAGGTACAAAACTACAAGGACTTCATGATTCATCACGCAAAAACACATCCGCGGCGTGATGAACTCGACCACTACTTCCGTTGGTGGCTGGGGAGACTTGGCATCGACAACGAGCAGTTTGTGGCCTGGAATGAAGCGCTCCATGTTGGTGTGTTGCAGCATCCGTACCAGCCAACCACACGCCGCATGCATTCGTGTGATGATCCTCTTTGTGCAGTCTGTGGGAGCCCTTGGGCATGATAACAGCGAAAGAAGCACGCGCTATCAACCAGCTGAGTGATTCGTATATCACAGCGTGGTGCGAGAAATTGGATCCACTGATCCGTGACGCAGCCGACAAAGGCCTCTACGAGATCAAACCATACTTCACAGATGAGACTCCGAAGTATGCAGATGAGGGCGCCCCAAAGCCGCAGCCTTCAGCGCCCATGAAGCTTCTCATCAAGAAGTTGGAGTCCCTTGGATACTCAGTGGGGTGGGTCCAGCTATCGGAGTATGCCGTTCCCAAGCCGTCTCTAGGTTGCATGGATGATGACGACTACAGCCGCCGGCCGAAGAGTGCGAATTTCGGCCTCAAGGTGATGTGGTGAGAAAGAGCGCGTATATCACCTTCTGTGGGACCTATCGGTATGCTCTCGGGCGCGTCTGGTGGTCTGAGTTGTTGGACGAGAAAGCGTGTCTCATCAACTTCATCGGTCTCAACCCTTCGACTGCTGATGCAAATCTTGATGATCCGACGATCCGTCGTTGCATTGGTTTCACAAAGGCCTGGGGCTACAACGGTTTTGCGATGACGAACCTCTTCGCGTTTCGAGCGACACAGCCGGAGGACATGAAGAAAGCAGCAGACCCAATCGGGCCTGAGAACGATCGTTGGTTGAGATTGATCTCTAAGAACTCGGCCCTCAATGTCGCCTGTTGGGGAACCGATGGAACCTTCATGAACCGAGCCGACGAAGTGAAGAAGATCGTCTCGAACCTTCATTGTATACGTCACACAAAGGATGGACACCCCGAACATCCGCTCTATCTCCCGAAGAACCTCACGCCAATTCTTTTGTGATTCGCCAAAGAAAATGCTTGACTTTTGAAAGTGTTTCCTATAGCATATGACTTGTAGGTAAAGTTGCCTACGACAACCAAACAACTCAAGGGAAATAAATCATGAACAGCCAGATCAAGTCGTTCGTCGAAGCCCTCCGCCAGGATCACGATTTCACGGTCAAGTACCGCGAGCGTGACGGCAAGCACACCTTCACGGGTTCGTATTACAGCAAGCCGCTCAACGACGACCAGCTCGACGATCTCCAGTCCGAAGCACTCAACCACGGCCTGCAGGTCGAGGTTCGCGGCGACAGCGCGACCCACACGAACTTCCGTGCCACGGCGACGTCGAAGCCGAAGACGGCGACCAACCTGCCGTCGAACTTCCCGGCGAAGCGTCCGCCGGAGCGCCTGCCGGACTACCAGTACGCCGTCATCAAGTCGATCAAGGCCGGCGAACGCGCGGCCACGCGCCTCCAGTCGGTAATCGACTCGGGCCGCGTCCACGGCGCCGAACTCGACCTGCTCGAGGAGCAGTTGAGCGCGCAGGAGAACTTGAACATCGTTCTCAAGAATCGCGTCAACTTCTACAACATCGCTGCCTACCTGTAAGTTCCAGGGCTGGGTCGGCGGGCTTCGGCCTGCCGGCCCTTTTGGCTGAGAGGGTCATCATGTTCAAGTGGCTCCGCAATCTCCTTCCAAAATCGATCGAATTTCATTCGGTCGACCAGATCGTTCTACTCGAGGGTGTTGAAGGCCGTTGGCACTACCACCTGGGCTTTGATAAACCTCACATCACATCACTCTGCGGCGAAACTCATGTCATGGGTTCGTCTGCTCCTCTCGATTCTTGGGGCTACCGTGGCCACCTGAACGAAACCTACTGTGATCACTGCACCCGGCTCGGGCGCGAACTCAACGTCATCAAGAAATGAGGATCCATCCATGAAGCGTCTCCAAATCACTTCGGCGCTCGCGCGCCGCGTTGTCGATGTCGTCAACCAAGGCCTGGTCGATGGGCTTGGCGATCCCGAGCCTGGCAAGATGTGCGTCGAGGCGGCAGTTTGCTATGCTCTCGGCGAACCCCACGGCGACCGGCC